TCGATCTCGACACCTAGTAGCCTACACAATGCCCGGTACTTCCGAGCGACGCGATCGTCGGCGATGACTATGTCGTCACCTAAGACCGCGTATAGGGTAAACCAACCCTTAATGCCCGCTCGTTGTGCGGAAAATTGTACCATAGCATGATGGGTTAGAGCAAGCATAGCCCATGAGGAATATGCACCCATTGGTTGCCCGACCGCATAACGAAGGAACTGAGTTCCCACGTTTTGCTCTCGTGCCACCCTTTTCGGGATGACATAGGGCCGGTCAACCAATAAGGCTGCCCACCGTTCTGAGAACGGTTCTCCAAATATACATGCCAATAGCGCTGTTTGGATCACAATGGGTATACGATCCGTCGCGGACGAAAGATCGTAAGAGTAGATGATCTGACGGGGATCTACTTTCTTCATAAGACGTTCGATCGGCCGAAGCTGATCAAAAGTCCCATCTTCAGGAATCTCTTTGAGAATCCCAAAGATCCACTTGTGAAGTGGATGAAGAGCCCACTGCGTCCAGCAGTCGACTAAGGCTACCACCCGGACCTTACCAGCTGCTTCCGGAAGGAGGGCAAGACGTCCGCAGACATTCTTACCGTGTCCGTGCGCGTTTAGGACTTTCGTCCGATCCGTCGCACGGGCCTGCGAGTAAAACGTCGCAGTGTCTTCCAGCATGGTCCAAAGGGATTTCGTCGAACCTGCACCTCCTGGAATTACTTCTAGGAAGTCGTATAGCAGATTCGACCCTAAGGACCCAAAACCTTCTCGCGATGGCGTTTTAAGCCAAAGATACGCCGAAGAGATTCGGTGTGCGAAGCTGGTAGGGGTTCCAGACAGCCAGGCAGGTACTCTTTTCTTGGCAAGCTTGAGGTCACGGACTTTCTCCGTGATTTTGGGATCCTCAAGCCGGTCTGCAGAGACCGAAGAGATCACAAACGGCGTAGGCCGTGGGAACACTTCAGGAGAAATCTCCCGAAGGTCCCTGGCTAGGTCGAACCTTAGCGAACTAAAGTCTTCCCCAAAGTGTGCTTGAATCCCTGGAAGGAAGGAACGAACCATGAAGGACCTCCAATCAGTTAAGAAGGAGGCCGATATGGCCGGTCCTGGACCCAATATCGACGCGAAATTGGGTCGTCCCTTGCAGGGCATCACTCTGTACATTCCGAAGAATGTTAGCCAAAGCCGGATTGTCTCTCTGTTTCCAGAACGTATCTGTGTCCGCACGAATGCAGGCATAATACGTGGGAGTCCATCCCGAGACCGGGCAACTGCAACCTTTCCAATCTTTCTTGAGTGGAAAGACAGCTGCCCACCGGGTAACGATTGCATAAGTGCAACGTTACAGACTTTCAGGTACAGAACCAGG